CAACGCCTCAAGAAATTACGTTCATCAGAATCGCTTTTTGAAGTTCTTAGTGTAAAGGTTAAGGGCGATTTCTCTGAGTCATATGAGGAGATTTTAGTGTCATTGTTAGTAGAGTTTGGGATTTTGGTAACATATCTGAGCTTTATTTTCCCATGAGTTTGTGCTGATGGTAAAATGTTTTTTATAAAATCAGGAAGGTTGTCCATATTGGCGCCACCACTATTACCTCTAATGCTCAACTTATGCATTTTACTATTTCGCATTTCATCTAGTATATTTTCCGCATCGTCTCCATTCGGAGCGACGAGGCTTATATCAACAGATTTGTAATAAATGGCAGTATTTAATATTTTTTCTAATTCATTGGGTGAAGATATTAAATTCACGGTGAGGGTGTGTTCCGGGAAGTGTTCATCACTAATATCTTTCAGAAAATATATTAATATCTCTTCTAATTTAATATAGTCCTCCGCGGGGGCTGCATTTTTTTCAATTCCCAGAATGTGATTTTTTGCATCGAATACAAAAGGGAATTTCTTTTTCCCAACAACAATTGTAGATTTTTTCTCTTGATCAAAAATGACTTTGTCACTTAAAAGCTCACTAACATTATCTGTATCAGAGTATCTAACGAAATTACCATTTATCCCACCGTTTTCAGAAAAGAAATCATATGGCCCAATATAAGAATTCTTATTTATAGGGAAATGATAATCCAGATGTATTCTCTCCCTAAACTTACTCTTGTTTTTATCTCTAAGTAAGGTGAATAATTTTTTATATCCTTTAATGCCAACCTCGACGGAATCATCCTTCGGGAGCAGTTGTATATTGTAAAATATGAAAACGGCCATAAAATTTCCTTTTAAAAAATTAATTAACTATAATGTCACTATCATACAAAGGTCAGTTTTATAACGATATTATTTTATAATAGTAGAGTACATGTAGTAATTCGACAAAGTTCTATGCGATAACGTCATTTTCACTTGATTTTCAGTTCTCTAAAGTAATGAATAAAGCACATTAAACTAAATTTATCAAGTGGTTAAAGTGCTAGGGCGTTCATAAATGATAATTATTTGGCAGTCATGCTTGTGTCGATTTTCAAGAGCTCTGATTTTGATGAGAAAATTGTTAGCTCAGCCCAGTTATGCTGCGTTCATAGTGCGTGTTTCTGCAACTATATTAATGCATATATTATCCCAAACCACGTCAGCACTCGCGGGGCGTTCATCATCTCAGGTAACTGCATTAAAACTGCCTCACAAAGCGTGCAGGCGTGGCGGGGATAGCATTGCGCGCTGGCGGCTTTTTATTTAATTATTATCGCGCCTGTGCGCGCCGTGGCGGAGTTTTAAAGTTTGGGATGAAATCGGATGCTATGGCGGCGGTGCGCGGCGTGTGGTGCTTCTGATGACGTATGAGGCGGGCATAAAAAAACCGCCGTATCACCGGCGGTCTGTGAATTGTTTTAGGGCTTAAAGCTCATACTCGTTGAACCTTACCACCTCCATACCTGCCCACTCGTTTAACTCTTTCATGCGCTCCTGTAAGGGAACCAGTTCATTGCGCACAAATACCTTTGCTGCTTTCTCTACGTCACCAAATCCGCCGGTGTTGTCCGGGATAATCCCCATCATCTGCGGCGGTACACGGTGAGCGCTGAGCAGATCATCACGCGTGGCTTTCTTGATGTTAAAGAAATCATCTTTCGTGGCCACCTCGCTGAGCGGGATGATTTTAATAGCGTCCGCTTTTCCACCGGGTGCATGGTAGAAAATATTTTTAAAATTACCTGAGCCCTTAGATTTGGTCATCATGTCGCGCAGAGCAGTGACATCCTGAGAGTTTTGCGCCGGGTCAGTCACGTACATGACATAACCCGCATGAGCGCCGTTGAGGAAATACTTGCGGCGATACAGGGTGGCGGACTCATTGAGCCACGCGCTGTTTAACGCGCTGAGGTATTCCGGCAAGCCGTACAATTCCTGATTAATGTCTGGCTCTTGCAGGTGGAATACGCCCCCCTGGCTAAACGCGTGCGGGGTGGTAAAGTCTTCCACGAACCAGTAGACATCATCCTCAATGCCGCGCCGTGTATATTTGGCCGGTGAGGTCTCAAGCCTGAGCAGTTTGCCCGTCACGCTCATGCGCTTCTCAATGAACGCATTACCAAAAACAATATAATCCAGCGCGTAACGGCTAAATTGATGCTGTGAAAGCATCGGGTGCGGGATAAACGTGCTGGCCAGAATGTTGCGCTTAACGTACATCGGCGAGCTGTGATGAACGGCGGCGCGAAAGCTTTTAGCCAGCCCGGAGAACGTCACCGGCGGTTCGTACCACTTCCCGTTACTCATGCACTCCAGATAATTGAGAATGTCGCGCCTGTCCATCACCGTTGCCGGTTCATCAAAGCGGAAAATCTCGCTTTTCTGCGTGTCATTTTGCGCTGTCAGTTTTTTTGCCCTGCGGTTTCGTTTGCTCATATCAGTACATCACCAAAGTGGATTTCATTTGTCTGCCGGAGGCGGCTGTCAGCGGCTCGTTGATTAATACGTGCATGGTTGCCCACGCAACGTCAGCATGGCTGGCTTCTTCACTGCGGCTGGCTCGGAAAGTCGATTTAGCCCCGCTGGCCGTCATAGTCTTTTGAATGGCCATGAATGAGGCGGTGATATCGGTGTGCCCGGCGTCGTATTGCAGGCAACCGCGATGAATGGTGTTTTTCGCTTTCAGCACCATTTCGGTTTTGATTTCCGGAGTGTATTTAATTTCGCGCGCAGCCGGGTAAAACTGCCTGACGAGCTGGTAAACGCCCTGACCCACTGTAGTGGCGTCAATGCCGATGTACTCGACGTTATATTTTTCCGTCAGTGCCTCAATTGCCTTGGCCTGCGCATCAAAATCCATGCCCTGCCACTGGTGCCGCTCCAGAATGCGGAATATGCCGCCCGGCTGTTCCGGTGGGGCGATGACGACGCAACCGGCACTGTCGCCGCCGTTCGCCTCCGACGGGTCGTAACCAATCCACACCGGATTATTATCAAACGGATGGTGAACGTAGGGATTAAAGTCCGGCCACTCTTCCAGACTGTCCACCATGCAGCCCTGCAACGATTCGAACGGAAACACCGACGCTTTATCATCCACAAATTCGCACATCAGCAGGTTCTGATATTCCGATGGGGCATATTCCAGACAAAGCTGGTCGAGGTCGAACAGGTCGCAGCCACCGGCCAGCGCATCATCGATGGTGACAATCTGCCGCCACTGGCCATCGTCACATTTAACCCCCGCAGCTAAATGGCTGTGACTGAGGTCAAGCTGAATGCGCTTACTTTTATCGCGCTGACCTTTGTTAAAGAGCTCCCCCGACCAGAACGGATAGGCGCTGTGGGCAAGGCTCGACGGCGTGGAAAAATACGTGGTACGCCATTTTTTATGCAGCGACATGCCGGAGGCCACCTTGCGCAGCTCCTGAAATTTCGGGATCCAAAAATATTCATCCAGATAGAGATTGCCGGTGTAGCTCTGCGCGGTGCGGATATTTGTCCCCAGAAAGAACAGGCGCGCGCCGTTTGAAAGCTGCATCGGATCGCCTTTAAGGTCTACGTCCACCTGCCGGGCAAAGTCGATGATGTAATTTTTAAAGACGTGCGCCTGCGATTTACTGGCCGAGATGAATATCTGATTACGCCCGGTGGTCAGCGCATCAAGTAATGCCTCACGGGCAAAAAAGAAGGTCGCGCCAATCTGTCGGGATTTAAGAATATTGCGGATACGATGCTGTAAACCCGCCTGATGCCAGCCGCGCTGATATTCAAAGGCATCTTCGAGAAAGGTATCGCTAAGTTTCGCGATCGCCTCGTCAGAGAAAACATTTTTCTCCACCTTCTTGCGTTCGCCTTTATTGCGATTGGCCACATTGGGATTTAAATCCGCCTCACTGCCGGTGGCCATGTAGCGGTTAACCCGTGCCAGCCGCTCAATTTGCCTGCCCAGCAGGTCAATCTCCTTAAAATCTTGCCCCTCTTTTTTACTCTTCATTACTAGTTGGATGACGCGCGCCTCAATGCTGGTTTCAATGCGTGAAATCGGGGCGATGTCGTCCCATTTCTCGCGCTGCTTCCAGCTCTGCACTGTGGGTTTTTTCAGGCTTAGCATTTCTGCTATTTGCGTGACGGAAAAACCCTGCCAGTAAAGCAGTGCCGCCTGTCTGCGCGGGTCGCTGATTAATCCTGCGTTGTTCTCGGTCATTGTGTCGCTCCGCTGAATGGATGTGCGTCACGCTACGCAACCGCCCGCCCCCTCGCATTAAGCCCCTGTTGTGTAACAGATCGTCAGACGGCAACCGCTGGCCGTTATGGCGTCTGGTCAGGAAACTAAGCCCGAACCTAACCCACACAGGACAGCGAACAATGGCAAAGAAAGTATCTCAGTGGTTTCGTATCGGCGTTGAGGGTGACACCTGCGACGGGCGCGAAATCGACGCCAACGATATTCATCAAATGGCGGCGTCATTTGACCCGCGCGTCTACGGTTGCCGCATCAATCTGGAGCACTTCCGGGGGCTGATGCCAAACGGCGACTTTAAGCGCCTCGGCGATGTGGTCGAGCTGAAAGAAGAGCTGATTGATGATGATTCAATCCTCAATGGCAAATGGGCGTTGGGGGCTCTGGTGGCGGTAGGGACATTCTTTGTTAACTGGTATTACCGCCGCAAAAGCTACA